TCGATATACGTATCTAATAATTCAGTCGTTTCTTCAATAGAAACAGATTCATCTTCAACATTAGATCCTAAAAACTCATCGAAGTTTTCAGCAATCTTAAGATCATGAATCTTTCTATTTTGTATTCTATCAACAAATCGATCAAATGTAAATAAATCTTTTTTATTGACAACAACTATCTTAACAAACTTACCGTCTAAATTAGTTACGTTATACTTATTATAATCTGTTTCTTCGTCATTGTACACTATTTTTTCAAATAAAGTATAATTATTTTGTATAGCTTCTAGCTCACGTGTTTCTGTATCGAGGATATGAAAGAACTTAGGATCGCCAGCATCTGACCAAGTAAATTCCATTTGTGTTCCAAGATAAGTTACGTTATCTTTATGTGACTTAGTATGAAAGTGGCCAGATAAAACTCGTTCAAATCTTGATAGTTCTTTGTGATCTAACCCATGAGGAGCGACGACGCCACGCATAACATTAAAACCAGCAAACTCGAAATGACCACCAATCCAATCGCATTTAGCATTCTTTATAAACTCCATAGTCTTGTCATAATTATCGGCACAAATCCAGGGAATCATACCCATCTTCAAAGAATCGTATTCCATCACAGTAGGCTCATGTATAATATGAACCTCATTCATATAGTGGCCTAATAGTTCTTTGAGAGAGTTTAAGTCGTTTGTATTTTTGTAGTAAGTATCATGGTTACCACAAATAATATCCATAGTTATTTGTTCTTTCCGTATTCGTTCAAGAAAGACATGACGATTACGGTTAAGGGCACGGAAATTGATAAACTTCCGGTGATCGAAGTAGTCACCAAGGTGAATGATATGGCGAATACCCCGCTCCAAAAGAGTAGGAAAAAATACATCATTATAAAATTTCTCTGCATTATCGAGAAATATGTCAGAAGAATTGCGGATACCACAATGAGTGTCATTAATAATTGCTACTTTCATTTAAAGAACTTCACCAAATCAGAATCTACTTTTTGTACGGGTCTTTTACGTTTCTTTTCTTTCTTTGCAAACTCTTTTATTTCGGTGTCGTAATCTTTAATTTTTTCTATTCTATCTTTAAGAGTATCAACAAAGTGAGCTGCAACGCCTGTTTCAGATTCATCTAGTAAGAAAGCTTCTACTCCTGACTGAGACATATATTTAAATTTAATATCTTGTTGCTTCTTCTCTTTGGCAATACGACGTAAGAATGCGTACCAAGATATCTGAGTAAAATATGCAAATGCATTAGGTTTACCAGATCTTGTGGCAGCTTCTAAATTATAATTTTCGATTGCTTTTAGACAGTTTTCAACTGCATCCATAACCATTTCTTCACGATACGTATATCGAATAAAGTTTGATTTATGGGAAAGTCCTTCTGCTATTTTAAGAAAGCATTGGGCAATATAATCGGGAACAACAGGAAGAGCCTCTTCTTTAGATTTGGCCTCTCGTACTTCTGTAACGTATTCTACTACTGCTGTTGAGAATTGTGCATTATTTACATAATGCGGTCTATCTTTAGGTTTCATAATATATCCTTAATATAATATAATTTTATCACATTTCAGTACGGATGTACACTAAAAAAATATTTATTTTTACTAAATTAACTGTTTACATTACCAGAAAACTGGTGTATAATAAAAGAGTACCGTTGAGGGAGGATAGTATACCTCAATGCATTTTACTTCTATCTACTGAAAATTTAATAATATTATTACCGGCGCCGGAATCTAATTCCGACATCATAAGTTCATTTTGTTTTTGTACAAATGAGTTATATCTTTGTCTCATATCATCTAAATTTTCTTTCGCGTCACCTTCTTCATTCATTGCAGTTTCGATTGCTTTGAAATATTCTAAAATAAGATCTTGATTAGGATTTGCTTCTGAAATAATGTGTGCGCAGTTTATAATCTGAAAAGCTTCTTTTGTCATTTGATACATCATAAATGGGCGAAACGCATAGTATCTAGTACCATTTGCCATATTGTCCATTTGTACCATTTTCATAGTTTTGCGTATAACAAGAGCATCATCTTCTTCATGGTATTCAACCACTTCGCACATGATTTCATCGTCGTTAACTAATTTAAATTGTCTAATTTCCAATTGGCACCTCTATGATTTTATAATCAAATTTCTCTTTATTATATATTTTTACTCTTTCCTCGCTATGTAGGATCGCGTAGTTTTTCCTGCTTTTCGTTTGTAAGTCGTCGGCGATATCATATAATCTTGTGATGCGGCCATCATCCGCTTTTCTGAGTCCTCGGCCGATTGATTGTAGGACTTTGATTTGTGACTTTGACGGAGAGGCGAAGATAATATTGTGAAGGTTCTTAATGTTGATTCCTGTACTAAATGTGCCCAAGCTTGCAACAATGATAGCATTCTTTTGTTTCTCCGTTATTTCTCTTATAGCTTCCCTATCTGAGGTTTCTACTTCACCTGATACATAAAATATTTTTCTATCTTCTTCGGCTTTATCATTAATCATATCAAAGAGAGGCTTGCCGTGCTTTTCAACAAAGTTAAAAAGGACGAGAGTATTTCCGCTAGCATCCAAAGCCAGATTGCGAATAAAAGTATTCCTAGACTTATTTTTGACAATCCAATCGATCTCATCTTGATATGTCACCTTTCCGAGAGACTTTCGTATCTCTTCATTATATTTTAATATAATTATATTTATATCTAATTTAGCAAGCGTATTATTGTCTTGCAGAGCTTTGGTTGTTGTTACCCTATGTATTTTTCCAAATAGTCCCTGTAAGACGAGGTGATGGACTTGTGCATTATCCAGTGTGCCAGTTGTACCAATTCTATATTTTGCTTGGCTACATTTATTCATAATATCAGTTAAAGATTTTGATTTAAATCCATGACATTCATCACCAATAACCATACCAAATTGGTCAAACCATTCTTTTGGTAACTTATATATTGATTGCCATGTTGAAATTACAATAGAAGAATTTATATTATCTTTATCTTTGCCAGAATATATTTTATGTACACCGTTTGAGCTATATCCATAATCTATAAAATCTTTTTCCATTTGTTCTACAAGTGAGGTTGTAGGTACAACTACTAATACTCTACCAGATTTAGGATATCTGAATCCATCTGTTAAATATTTAAGCCATATCTGAGATAAACAATAAATGATAAGTGATTTACCAGAACCGGTCGGAGACAGCAAAACACAGCGATTTAAATTTAATGCTTTCATTATAGCATCAAACTGATAATCACGAACCTCAATAGGTTTACCATTACTAGTAAGATTTAAATCTTTTATATATTCATAGATTTGTTTAGGATCTTGTTCGTCTTTATCTAATAACGAACCGTAATCAGAAGATCTAGTAAGTAAACTATAATTATTTCTTTTGCAAAACTCTTCTACAAAAGGATATAAACCAGCTGGTAACTCATGAGAGTTAACATTAAATAATCTAATTTTACCGTCCCATATTTTACGTTTGTACAATTTCATGTACTTGTAACCAGGAACGAAGAAAGAAAAATATTCACTTAATCCTTGAGCAATACCAGGATCGCAATCGACTAAAGCTATACTTTCATTTTTCTTCCATATTTTTATGTCAGTGTTAGCCACTTATATATGTTTCATCCTCAGGTCTATACCATATTTTTTGATGATATAGTTTTGCCAATAATTTAGTAATTTCACTTCTATCGTCTGATGGGTATTTTACTAATGCGTTTTCAATTAATTCGATATCTTTTGGGTTTAACTTAAATTCTTTGTTATACCTAGCCGCCACTTTCGAAGATCCTCCATTTGATCATGTTGCTAATAGTCTGATGTCTCCAATTTATATTATTCATGATCTCATTTAAAGTATCTATTATAGTTTTCAGATACTCTATTTTTTCAACAGACTGCTGAATTTCTGGATCCGAATCGTAATAGTAATCCATTTCACCTTTTAGTATTTTAAGTCCATCAAAAGGGTCCGGCTTCCACCCTTTATCAACTATTTGATCCTGATCCATCTTTCCATTATAATAAAGCCATTTGTCTTTAAGTAATATTTTTTGGTCTTGTTCAGCTTTTTTAACTTTTAGCTTTGCAAGAGAAAGTAATTCTAAATATTTTGCGTGAAGTATTGGAGTTTGACGTGATGATTCATCCAAACTCGATTGACCAATAACGCTGTCACTCGACCACATGTCGAGAATCATTTTTAAATCCATAATATATCCTAAATGTTATTCAATCTCAAAGTATGAAAATCTAAACGATATAGGGAATGTCATATATTGAACATCGCCTGTTGCCGCTTCAAATGCAATATCACCCAACAAAGTTGGTATTGCATCTCTATATATTAATTTCTTCGCAACGTTATTATGGCTAGTTAGTATTGATACAGTTATATTTGCAGCTGATGGACCTCTGTCACCATTTTCAGCCTGAGCGGGTTTTACATCAGGCGCTTCAACAAATGATTTTAGCCAGTTATACATTTCTGTATATGCTGATAAATTTTCGTCCATAATAATCATTGCGGTCATTTCACCAAAAACTAATTTATCACCAGTTAATGGAATAGATCCTATTCTTTTATAAGGAACTTCTACCGAAGATATTTGCATATCCGGATGCTGTATTGATTGTGCGAAGTATTCAATGTTTGGGAAATACTTACGATTAATGCCTAACTTAAAACCTGTAGGCTGTAAGTAATTTACATTAGTAGTAATACTAGATTCTAGAATACCAGCACTTGTTGTCGTAGTAGATATTGCCATGACATTTCCTGTTTAATAACTGTATTTATAATAAAAAAAGGGCCGCCGAAGCGACCCTTGTGGAGGTATTTCCGTTAGGCTTAAGCCATGATATTGTCTACACGGAAAATTCTGTAGTACTGGTTTGTTTTGACTGCAGCCAAACCGTTTGCAGGTGTTGCACCTACGAATGGGTTTGAAGCCATGCCGTATCGAGTTTTGAAACCGATTTTTGGCTGGAAGTTTTCTTCCCCTACCGCACGAACCATAGTTAGTGGTACGTATGGACAATAGAAGATACCTGCGTCGTATGGGTTTGTACCCTTATAACCAACAGTTACGTAATCTACAGTTGCATATGGGTCAATGTAGACTCGTGTGCGACCGTTAAGAACACCAGCAAATGTGTTACCTGTGTCATCTACGTTCAAGTTAGTTGATAGTGCAGGAGTGTAATCCAACATGCCTGAAGCCGCAAGAGCTGAAGCAACGTCTGAAGAACAGATAATGAAGTTACCTTTTCCTCTACGTGTTTCTTTTGCAATTACGTTTGATTCACGTTCGATTTGAACGATCAGGCCTTTGAATTTTTCAACTGACCAACGACCATCAGCATCTGATGACATGTTAAACACACCATTGATTGCTGTTGATGACTGGAGTGCACCAGTTTTCGCTTGTGAGTTGATTGTTCGGATAACTTCACGGTTAATCTCAGCCAAGATTTCTGTTGAAAGAATGTTGGCTAACTCTGTCTCAGCGTCAAGACCATGAATTGCTTTCAAGTCTTGTGCTAGTTCTAGAGAATATTCTGCTTTCAAAGCACGTGACTTCGCAGTCACAGTTGCTTTTTCAATGGTGAAACCCATTTGCTCGAAAGCATTTGAAGCAGAATCACCTAGAGCTTCAGCAGAGTCTGTTGACATACCACCACGCATAAGATCAGTAGCACGATCTGAGTCGATAGTGTTAGGTGAAGATGCGTTAGTTACGTCTAGACCTGAACCCTCTTGAGTAATAGCCGCCGCAGTTTTTGTACCTGAATGGCGAGTATTAGCTTCGTTGAAGAGTGCTTCAGTATTACCTGTGTCACCACCGTCAAAACGTGATTTCATCGCAAAGATGAGACCAGTTGGACCTGACATTGGCTGAACACCAGCAACGTCGTATGCCATTAGGTTTGGCATTGCACGTCGTACGAGTGAGATTAATACAGGATCCCATGTTCCGATAGAACCTGTGTTTGCGCCAGCTGGTGCAGCTTCTGATAAGAAGCCTTGCTGCTGTGCACGCTCTTCGCGTAGAGCGTTTTCTTGGTTTTCTAGAATCGCAGCTGTTACTGCTTTTCTGTGAGCGTCTTTGATAGTACCCGCTGATTCTTCATTAAGTACTGGTGCCCACTTTTCGACTAATTTGTCATAAGATTGCATTTTTTTGGACTCCCAAATTTATGTTTGCGATGCTTTACGAATCGCG